TCGCTTAACAGATGAAGAAACCCTTGCTTGGGTTGAATTAGACTTACCTGCTTAATTAAATAATAGTTTTACCATAGACCTAAACAAGTCTTTAAACGGTTTCTTTCTATTTAACTAAGGAGATCTGATGGCTTACGGCAGTGACATCACCGAGGCAATCCCATACGGATTATCAAACCCTTCTGGTGCTACCAACTTTACAGCTACAGGTGAAGCCTACGATATTGCTATTGCTGGACAGCCATTTTTTCTAGCAGCATCTGATGAAACACCATACCGTCGAGTAACAGCGCAGTATCGTAAGCAACAGATTGACCAGTCAAGGGAACCAGGTGAGCAGACACTCACTGGTTGGTGGGTAAGAAGCCAGTCCACATTTCATTACGGCGCAGGTATCAAGTTCTTTGAACCAGCACAAGAGGAATCGCTACGCTTTCAGTTTACCGAGTCTAAAGGTATTGATATTTGGACTAAAGGACAGGCAACCCTGCTTTATGACACAGCCAGTTTCTATGCTGGCGCAGCACCTGCTCAGTTAATCGGCGTAAACGACGGTACAAATGACTGTATATTATTTACCGATGGAACCGCTCTTAAGAAAAGCACTACTGGCGGAACCACTACCACAATTACTCAGGCTGGTACTGCTTCAACAATCTTATCGCTTACTACTGACGGATCAAACTATTACTTTATAAACGGAACAAAGATACACAAAGGATCTGTAGCATCTGGCTCAAGTACAGAGATAATAAATACTCCAAGCGTTACTAGAGCAACCATCCGCTATGTCAAGCAGCGCCTTATTGTGGCTATAGCAAATGTATTATATGAAATAAGCGCTAATGCTACTGGATCTTCTGACCTGCCAACTGCATTATTTACCCATCCTAATGCTAATTGGATTTGGTCATCTATTGCAGAGGGACCACAGGCTATCTATGTCTCTGGTTATGCACCAAACGGTAGTTCTTCATCTGTATTTAAGATAACACTAGATCCAACAACTCCAAATAGCCTAGGCTTTCCAACCCTAAGAACACCTACAGTAATTATTGATCTACCAACTGGCGAGTTCATAAATGATTTTGATGTATACCTTGGTCTATATGCTGTCCTTGCTACTAATAAAGGTTTACGTGTAGGCGTTACGGATGCTACTGGTGATGTATCTTACGGACCGCTTCTGTTTGACCAAGCATCTTGTAATGCTATTGCATTTAAGGATAAGTTTGCATACCTTGCTTCAACTGTTGATGGTGAATCTGGTTTGGTAAGAGTAGATCTATCGGCTACCGTATTACAAGGAACACTGGTTTTTCCTTGGGCTTGGGATGTTATTGCAGCAGGCACTACTAGCGCTGCCAATCAGGTTGCCTTCTTTGGTAACACAGACCGTCTATCTTTTACTACTGGCAATAATATATTTGCCGAGTCTACAACAGTGTTAGTTTCGGAAGGATATATACGCACAGGTTATATCCGATACTCAACCCTTGAGACTAAGATATTTAAGTTAATGCAGGCTCGGATTGATACGTCCAATGGTGGTATTAGTATTGATTCAATTGATTCTGCTGATAACTTCTACCGTATTGGTAACTTCTCGCAGTTCTCTATAGTACCAGAAATAAATGTGAATTATCCAGTAACGGCGCAGGAATACCTCGGATTCAAATTCACCCTAACTAGATCAACTGTTAATACAGGTTTGGGTCCACTCTTTACGGGCTATCAACTCAAGTCACTACCGGCTATCCCAAGACAACGCCTAATCCAGTATCCGTTATTTTGCTATGATAATGAATCAGATAAGTTTAATAACGAAGTGGGATATGAAGGCTCAGCCTATGATCGGTTGACCAACCTAGAATCTATTGAAAGTAATGGAGATACCATCCGCGTAGAAGACTTTAGAACTGGTGAATCTTACATTGGCTTAATTGAAGAACTAGATTTTATCAATAAAACTCCAGAAGGTAAAAGATTTTCTGGTTATGGTGGAACTCTATTAGTAACGATAAGGACTGTGTAATGACAGCTACAGCTTGGGCTAGTTTAATTCTAGCCGTCTTTGCAATAATTTCAGCATTTGCTGGAACAGTTAGATGGCTAGTTAAGCACTACCTATATGAACTTAAGCCCAACGCAGGAAGCAGTCTGAAGGATTCAGTAATTAGATTAGAAGAAAAAGTAGAGATACTTTATCAATTAGTGATTAGTAGAGATGGAAAATGAATGAAACTTGTAGCCAAGAGAGCCACACCTGCTGCGATTGCTGTGCTGCGCCAAGCGACGGCTCTGTCTCCAAAGCGAATGAAAGCCAGCGATGGGCTTCTGCCATCTGCTGCTCACCTAACACAGAGTCCTAACTCTGACCACAACACAGGCTTTGCAGTAGACCTAACTCACGACCCTATAGATTCAATAGATTGCGCTGATATCTATAAAAGACTTAAGGCTGATAAGCGTGTTAAGTATCTAATCTTTAAGGGTCGTATCTGGTCTCTTGAAAAGGGCGATAAAAAATATACTGGTTCTAACCCACACAACAAGCATCTACATATCTCAATCAAGGAAAACTGTGGCGATGACACATCGCCTTGGTTTGCTTGGTTGGGTAAGCCCAAAGCAATAAATAAAGTAAAGGCTTCAATCCCTAAGCCATTGCCTAAGAAGAAGGAGTACAAATGAAGAAGATTAAACTAACCACCAAACAAGTAACTGCCATTAAGTCCTATGCTCGTGCTATCTTGGCATCAGCAGTAGTAATGGGCATTGCTTTACTAACAGATTTAGCCCCGCAGTATGCCATTATGATTGGTGCTCTAGCAGCCCCGGCCATTAAATGGGCTGATAAGAACGACGGAGATTACGTCTTGGTTCTGAATAACTAAAACTACTGCGAGGCTAACTGCCCCTGCTTTCCCTAACGGGAAGGTGGGGGCTTTTTCTGCATTTACTCTTGGTATTCTGGATCATCAACTGGGCAAGGAACTACAACTAAATTGCCACAGTTAAAGCAGGTAGCGTCAATAAACCACATTGATATGTCATAGTTCTCAAAGGACGCTGCAACGTTAAATACCTGTGACCCACAGGGACATACGTGAATAGGTCCTAATGACCTTAAATCTGTCCCCTTGACCTCTGGAAGGGGGTTCTGGCGATTGCGTTTCATTCTTGGCAGGGTGAGTAGACGGAGTACCATATGATCGGAACGGCTCCTTCCTGTAGGTCAGTCGCCTCTTCGGCTTACAGCCTCGTCCCCGCAAGGGGACCTGTGATGTCATTCGCTATCGCTCATATTATACACATAGAGACAGCGTTGCTAACGCAACGACACACCGTATGATGGTAAGATTCAGCTATGACAACATTGGTGGGTATACAAAGAGATAACTTCGTAGTTTTTGCTGCTGATAGCCAGATAACAGATGGCGATCAGCGTGTTATCTCTATCCAGACACCGAAGATAATCGAGACAGCTCGATATCTCATCGGCATAACCGGTGATTCACGCCCTGGCGATATCTTGGCATACGCGTGGAAGCCGCCTGCTTATCGCGGCGAAGATCCAACCCTGTTTATGGGTAAGAAAATAATCCCTAGTATCTACAACGCTTTCAAGGAAAATGGGTATGAGATAGATCCAAAGGAAACGAACTTCGGCTTCTTAATATCTTTTAATGGTAACGTTTATTCTATAGGTGGAGATTTATCCTTTAACGCATCCGAGCGCGGATTATTTGGCTTAGGCTCTGGTGGAAGTTATGGCCTTGGGTACTTGTATTCCATACCCAAGAGTGCTTATAATAATATCAACACAGCAAGTGCGGTACTTAAGAAGGCGATAGAAATATCATCCATCTTAGATATCAACACTTGTCCACCGATACAAATTGTTGTTCAAGAGAGGAAGTAATATGAAGATGCTGATTGCATTATCTGCATTTAGTTTTTTGGTTGGATTCTTAGCGGCTTATGGATTTGATACTTGGCTTCAGTATAGGGATGGTTGCAGATGGCGATCTTAGATCCGAAGGAATTACTGTTAACGGTTCTGCATAATAAAGATGCAAGTCGTGATCGCAGTAAGCAAACACAGGTAGGACCATCAGAAATAGGTGGATGCCGTCGCAAGGTTTGGTATAGATTAAATGACCAACCTGAAACTAATGATAACCAATCTAAACTGGCTGCGATTATGGGTACTGCTATCCACGCAGCCATCGAAGAAGCTATCTGCCACTTAGATCCAGAAGGCAAAGAATATTTAGTAGAAACACCAGTTGCTTATGGAGATATGAAGGCACACATTGACTTATTCGTACCATCAACCGGTGCTGTAATTGACTGGAAAACTTCTAAGATTAAAAATCTTGGATACTTTCCTAGCAGCCAGCAACGCTGGCAGGTACAGGTCTACGGATACTTACTATCCAAGAACGGCTATGAGGTTAAGACAGTTAACCTTGTGGCTATTGCTAGAGATGGCAACGAAAAAGATGTTAAGGTATTTACAGAAGCCTATAACGAGGCAGTAGCGCTAGAAGCGCTGGCTTGGTTAGATGATATTAAGGCTTCAACGGTAGCGCCAAATCCAGAAAAAGATGAATCCTTTTGTAAGGATTACTGCCAGTACTATGACGCATCTGGACAGATGGGTTGTGTTGGCTTAAAAAAAGAACGTATCGTTCTTAGTGAAGTAATCATTAAGGACGAGGCTATTGACACAAACGCTTTAAGGTATCTAGAATTAGATGCTAAGATAAAAGAACTTGATAAGGAAAAGGATTCACTCCGAGCTTCCTTTGAAGGAACTATCGGAGTTACCAACTCTGGTATTGAAATCAGTTGGACAACAATCAAAGGGCGCGAGACAGTTGATGCAAAGGAAGTTCAAAGGCTTCTTGGCTTTACACCTAAACAAACAGGTAATGAAACAGTAAGACTAAACATCAAATCAAATGGAGGAAAGTAGTATGGCAACAGAAGGAACCAAGTTCCAGATCAACTATAAGTTATCTGATGGAACACTAATCAATCTTTACGCAGCATCGGTAAGCGAACTCGAAGCCGGTCTTGCTGATATCTCAATGAACGCTGCAAACATCAAAGCAACTGGGGCAGAACTTGGCGTTGGATATTCATCACCGGCAGCACCAGTAGCAGCAACAGTTGCATCAGTTGCTACTGCATTCAATGCAACACCAGTAGCGACACCACCAGGAACCGCCGATGCTTGCCGTCACGGTAATATGACATTCAAGACAGGAACTAGCGCACGCGGTCCTTGGCAGGGCTGGATGTGCGCAGCGCCAAAGGGTGCTCTAGACAAATGCGAGACTCGCTGGGTTCGTTAATTGTATGCAACACCCGTTCAATTTCGACGAACCGGCGTGTAGCGAAGTAGGCGGAGACTTCTGGTTTCCCGAAAGGGTAGAAGGAGGTGGTAATTCTACCGAGTTAAGGATGGCTAAGGCTATCTGTTCAAGATGCCCACATTTGAATGAATGTATGGAATGGGGATTAAAAAGGGAACGCTATGGAATTTGGGGCGGTCTATCTGAAAGTGAACGCGAGGCAGTTAGAAAAAAAAGAAAAATATTACTGAAGGAGGAAGGCGTTGCTTGATTTATCAAGAGCTTGGTCTAGTGTGCTTACAAAAGCAACACCTCTTCCTGATGTTTGGAGTGCTCTAGCAAATAAGCAGATTAAGTTTCGAAGGGGACAAGTCTGTATGGTTGCTGCCGCTCCTAACGTTGGTAAATCTATGTTTGCTTTGATCTATGCAGTTAAGGCACGAGTGCCGACACTATTCTTCTCAGCCGATACCGACACCACTACTGTAATGATGCGAGCAGTTAGCCATCTATCAGGTCATTCTCAGGTATCGGTTGAGCAGAGTCTGGCTACCAATATTCATTACTATGACAAATACTTTGAGAAGTTAAAACATATTAAGTGGGTCTTTGACTCATCACCATCATTGGATGATCTTGAATTAGAAGTAAAAGCATATGTTGAACTTTATGGCATATCACCTGAACTGATAGTTATAGATAACTTGATGAACGTTGTTGCCGAAACTGACAACGAATGGGCTGGACTGCGGGCTATTATGATGGAGTTTCACGATATGGCACGCAAGACTGAAGCGTGTGTACTTGTATTACATCACGTATCAGAGCAGTCTGAGTACGGCAGTCCTACGGAACCACCAGCTAGACGCGCCATTCACGGTAAGGTCAGTCAGTTACCGGCTTTAATACTAACGCTAGGTTACAATCCAGATATGGGAACTTTGAAGGTGGCTCCGGTTAAAAACCGTTTTGGTCCACACGCTGCAAATGGAAGTGATTACGCTACATTATATGTTAACTACGCAGCCTGTCAGATAGCTGACGGCGATCAATACGGCGCAATGTATGCGCGAGATGCGAGGATAGGTTATGTTGGAAATTATACGGTTGCACAATGACTAAAGATGCTGAATTCATCGCCTTTGAGAAAGCCCTACGCGAACAGATAGCCAAAGAAATTGAGGCTGGCGTGGTTAGTGATGATACTTCCGAGCATTACAAACTTGCTTTACCTGT